ACAGGATCCTACAGCAAAACAATTACCACTGCCGGTGAACACGTCTCCAGAGCACCGTTGTATACCTTCGTACTCCACAACGCCTTTGTGACTTGCTCTAATAGTTTTGTTGGCCATAACTTTGTCGAATCCAAGTTTCTCGTAAGCCCGGATTTCAGCTTCAGCTGCTGGTCCAACATGATGACTATCAAAACTCTTGAAGTCGGCTGGGAATACGTAGCGGTAATGTTTCGAGTATTCAAAAATAGTTTCTAATCTTTGTTCATAATTCATTCCTTTGGCAAATACAGGTAGTTTGATGCGAGGATGTTTGAAGGACAACAAGATGTGCTCGAATCTGGAAAAGAAATTTTTAAAGGTGATGTTAAACATGACATTGTTTGGAGTGATCATACGTACGGCCTTCTTGTTAATAAATTCGATGGCAGCAGCTTCGATTTTCAAGAATGTGGAGTAGATTGGGTTAGCAGAATGGTGTCCCATGTTTTCAAGGGCATCCATGTACTTGCGTAACTTCTTACCAGCGTACTTGAAAATCTCAGGAGTTGGGTCGAGGTCTTCAATACGTTTAATGTCGGTGTGTCTACGCCAAAAGTCTTGGAACAACTTAAGATGCTCAGATACAGTCTTAGTAGTACGAACTCCTGGACGAAGGACACGATTGGCAACGGCTGCAGATATGACTTTGCGGTTGATTTTGGTGCAGAGGTACTTGCGTAAGCTAGGCCAAGAGGACAACTTAACGTCGATTTGGTCAATTACCGGGGCAGTAACTCTATATGGTTTGGCTGAAGTGAGGATCTTGATCTGGCTTTCGATTTTGTCAAGGATGGCAAAATCGTCTTGGGTGGTGATGACAGGAGCCACGGCGCGCATCAGTTCATAGTACTTGGTAATATGAGACTTCTGCGCCCAACCTTTGGACAGACAAAAGGCCCTAATGAGCCTATGAATGTTAGTATAGTTGGCCTCGTGAGATCCTTGTGGTACGGATACGATGTT